AAGATTCGGTAGAGGCGTTATTAATTAAGAAAAAAGTTAGTCCATATGTTTTTGCATCTCAGTTTCAGCAAGACCCAATTCCTGCTGGTGGCGCTTTATTCCCAAGAGAATATTTTACATTACTAGATTACGAACCAGAAATCGAATATTCATTTATTACAGTCGATACAGCTGAAACTGAAAAGGAATATAACGATGCGACTGTATTTTCATTCTGGGGATTATATCGTGTAGAGATAGATGGTAAGAACACTACAAAATGGGCTTTACATTGGATTGATTGTGTAGAGATTAGAGTTAAACCTTACATGCTAGAAAGTGAATTTATGGCATTTTGGAACAGTTGTTATCTATATAAATGCACTCCTTCTGCGGCTCATATCGAAGTTAAGTCAACTGGTGTAACTTTATACAGCATACTTAAAGAGGTGCGAGGGCTTAATGTACGCGAAATTAAGCGTCATCCTGGTTTTAGCAAGTCTGATCGCTTTGTTAGTATTGAAGGAACTATAGGCGATAAAGCTATTAGTTTGCCGAGAGATGGCAAGCATACTGAAATGTGTTTAGAGCATATGTCCAAAATTACTGCAAATAATACTCATCGACGTGATGATATAGCTGATACTTGTAGAGACGCAGTAGAGATAGGGCTATTAAATCGTGCTATTATTACTGGATTAGAAATTATGTCTAATAAGAATTCTGTTGGTGATTTAGTTGCTAGCAGATTAAGACGTATCAATCAAGCTCAACAAAGGTCATACCATGAAATTAACCGACGATGAAGGGACAAAACTTAAGTATTTTAAAGACTGTGTAGACGACTGGGAGCAATATTGGCAAGAGAACAATGCACGTTATATCAATACTATATATTTTGTGGGTGTGAGTACTTTGCCGAAACAAGCTGATACTAAGTTAGACCAAATGAACCGTCCTCCTATGCAATTCAATGGTTTAGAGCCATACGGGGCAAAATTGATGGGGGAATTTGCGGATAATGAGCCAAGTATCGAAGTGCAGGCGGCGGAAGGTATTATGGCCGACGCCCAATTAGTTGCTACTGAAGAATGCTTAGAAGCTCATTTCAGACATGATTTTCAACATTGTAATAATGATAATGCTGGATATAAGGTCATGAAGGATTTGTATTATGGTGGATTTGGTTGTTTTGAGGTTTTAGAAGAATATGCTGGTACTAAAAAGTGGGACTATAACATTCCGCACAGACGTGTCAATCCGACTTATGTAGGCTGGGACCCAGCCGCTATGGAGTCTCACAAAGGGGATGGTAAATATTGCTATAAAAAAACATATATGACCGAAGAAACGGTAGCTTCCAAATTCTCGGCTGATGTAGCTAAGAATATATCTTATGAGTCTGGTGACAGCAATTATTTTAGTTGGTCTTATTCTAGCGGGCACCAAAAGATTGCTCTGATTATAGATTTTTATTGGAAATATGAACGAAAAGGCACATTATTAAAATTACCAAAAGAAATTATTAGTCGTCCTGAAATGAGGGAGATTGGCTTTACTGAATCTATGGACAAACGAGACTATAAAAAAGCATGTAAGCGTTGGGATGAATTAGGTATTATAGCTATTCCCCCGCAGCCGGTTAATTCACGCCCAGAGACATTTACTGAAATAATTCATTTTGTTATCTGTGAAAATAAGATATTATTAACTGAAGGTACAGATTATGAAATGTTACCGTATGTATTTGTTGATGGTAATTCGGTAGAAACACATGATGAGCGTGGAGGAACGATTCGGCAGATTACTCGACCTTTATTTTATCATGCATTAGATGCGCAGCGTCTAAAGGATTTTGCGGGGCAAAGTTTGGCATCAGATTTAGAAATGACTTCTCAATCGTATATTATGGCCCCAGAAGAAGCAATAGACGAAAAGAATTTAGACAACTGGTTGAAACCATATCAAGCTGCGATTTTAACATATAAATCTATGTATAATGGGGACCCTAATCATAGAATTGAACCGCCGCATACATTCCAAAAACCCCCTATTTCCGAAGCAATTCCTACAACGTTTTTTGCTTCTGATAAACTTATTGAAACATCCTTGGGTTTTTTTGATACTAGAGTCGCAAATAGTCAAGATGCATCCGGAGCAGCAATACAAGAAGCTCAATTACAATCTGATGCAGCTGCAAGCCCATTTAGAACCGGTTATTTTGAGGGACTCGATAGAGTTGCTCAGATTAAGTTAAACTTATATCCTAAATTTTATAAGACTCCGCGTTCTATTCCGGTTATGTTGCCGAATGGTAAACGTGGTTATGCTATTATTAATCAACAGCTGCCGGAGGATATTTCCACTAGACAGAAAGACCCAGAGTTACTACAAAACCAAGCCGTTTTTATGGATTATGACCCAGATTCTTTACTTGTAAGCGTGAAGCCTGGCGCTAGTACCTCGTTGCAGAAGCGTAAGGCATTAGACCAGCTAAACCAAATGGCACAATATAATCCTACTATGCAAGCTTTTCTAATGGGTCCTGGACTTGAGATTTATTTAAGCAATGTTGAAATAGATGGTATTGACCGGCTGAAAGCAGAGATTGGGCCATTCCAACAGCAGCAACAGCAACAACAAGCTATACAAGCCCAAGTTAGTGAGCAAATGCAGCAATTAGAACAGCAAATGCTACAATTTAAGGGTATGTTAATTCAAGCTCAAGCTCAAAAAGCATCTTCTGATGCTCAAACATCTATTGCTAAAGTCCAACTCGAAAACAAGAAAGTTGACAATAAAGAGGCGATGGAAACGGCACAATTAATATTAGACAAGCAAGCGTCCGATCAACAGTTTCAATTGGATGTTGCCGGCATGTCCCTAGACCATCAAAGTGCTCAAGCTAAAATGTATTTAGATAATAAAGCGATGGATCAAAAAACAATTGACCAGTTGTTAGAGGTTCAGCGCACTATGGCACAGAATGAACAGTTCGGTCATAAACATAATTTAGAAGTAGATAAGCACTTTCATGCTGTAAAGATGGCTGAAAATGCCAAAGACAAACAGGAAGAAGTAGACATCTGATATTCTTTATGGTATAAAGAGGGTGCGGCTGCCTTAGCTTAAGTTTAAAGCGCATATTTGCAGTGTTTCACTGCCGGGTAGATTAAGGGCGCTATTAATTTCTGATCTAACCGATGAGATAGAACGGTATAGCCGCACAAATTATGGAGTTAATGTGTATAAACAAAAGATAAAATTAAAATATCTAGAAAAGAGTTTGCGCGAACTTGGAGTTGCATATAACATTGGTTTTAGTCAAAGCATGTTAAATCTAGGCAAGCAATATTCATCATTTACTAACAAAGAAAACATTAGAAGTAGACTGTTAAATTGTGAGGCCTCTTGTACATATCTACTAAATACTTTTAAAAAAAGTAGAGCTCAAGAAGAAATAGAAAAACAAATGGCTATTCTACAGCATAAATTACAATTAGCAATAGAAGAAACTATGAGATGTAAAAGAGGCCTACTAAATCTAGGCGCTAAAATACAGAAGAAAAGAAGAGAAGTGGAGATGGGATAAAATGAATCTAGAGAAATGGGCAAATGATTTAGCGGTTAAATTACGTAGCGATGAAGATGTTGTTATTAGCAAAAATGATGTGCGATATCGCGGTTTGTTAGCTAGTATTTTGCTAACACAATTGACTGGGTCTGGAGCTCCTATTATTGACGGCTTATTATCAGAAGCATTTGGATTAAGTCAAGAATGTAATTTAGCCAGAAAGAAAATAGAAGAACTACAGAAAATACCAGAAGAAAAGAAAGGAGATAAAAATGCCATTAAAAAAGGGTAAGTCTAAAAAGGTTATCAGCGATAATATTAAAACAGAGATAGCTGCAGGAAAGCCGCAGAAACAAGCTGTCGCCATTGCTTTAAGTGAATCAGGCGAAAGAAAAAGGAAAAAGAAGAAAAAATGAGCATGCCGTTTGTTATAGCTTCTGGCGTTGCAACTACTGTTAGCAGCACCAGCAATATTTTAGCTGCCGGTAATAATCATGGCTATGTACCCATAAGTTTTGAAATTGCGTATATTATAACTATGATCGGGATAGTGGTTGGCACTATTATTTTTTGTATTAAATATAAATGAATAATTTTCGTAGAAAAGGAAGAAACAAATGAGTGATTCTAAAGATTTATATATAAACTTTGGCGCAAGGACTATAACATTGCCAGACTCACCTGTTCCTGTAGGATTTACTATTGTTATTGAGGCGCATCATTGTCCTGTTACAATACAGCAGCCCTCCCAAACATTTACTCCTATTCCTCCAGAGGTGGAACTTGAATAAAGTTAAATCCTATATTCCTTATTGGATAAGAGTATCGGAATTGGTAGAATTAATTAGGTTTGACTGTTTTTATCACTGCCATCATATATCAGATTTTATTCCTTATTCCAATGTTAATTTAGATTATTTTTCTATTAGACAAGATGCAGAAGAAGAATTACCGGCAGAATTATGTCCTATGGGTGATCCGCTTACCCTAGCAGATTGTCAAAATTATTTTGCTGGACGGCCACTGACAGGTAATACAGCGATTCATCGGTGAGCCGTCTTTGCAAGGCGTGGGCAACATTCCCCACAGAGCTATTCCAACTATTGATTACTTTGATTCGTCGTTAACTTGGTCGCCAACTGCGAATTCTTGTTTTGGTTCTTTTATTTCACGCTCTAATTCCTTTACTAATTCTTTTAAATCTTTTATTAATTCTGGTGTCACTGAAATAATTGCTCCTTTTCCTGGCGCTTTGAATAGACTAAATTCACCAATTAGATTTAATTCCTTGTCATTGGGGGCTAATACGCTTTTACGCACTGCTAACGTTGCGACAGCAGTAATATTTCCTTGAGTATGTTCTACACCAATTAATAATTTTTTTTCATTCATTTTTAAATTTCCTCTTTATCAGTTTGTTTTTCATCTACAAATTCACCTAATGTCATGCCAAATGCAAGTGCTAGGCGATTAACCAAGTTAATACTTGGGTTAAGTTCTTTGCCGATTTCGATCCGGCATATAGTAGCTTGTTTTACATCCGCTTGGATAGCTAGATATTGTTGTGACCATTTAGCTTCATGGCGCAGTTTTCTCAATTTAGGCCCTACATCTATTCTTGGAACCGATGATTCTGTTAGTTTTTTAGACATATTATACTCTTAATAATTTATCGCATTATTCTAAAGCGTATTTGTTTGTTCGTCAAGTTTCACGTGGAACAAAACATAATTAATATACTTATTGTAACTTCTAAATTAATTATATTTATTGACATTAATAATTTTATATACTATTATTGTGCTTACTGTTATTGTACAGGATTACCAACCGACTATGGGTTTTAGTTGGCCAACTCTGGAATGAGGCATACTGTGACGTAGGTTAAACGTTAAGAGGGTTTATAAATGAGTGATGGTGTAGTAGAAACAAATGTTTCAGCGGGTAGCGAAGAAAAGTTAATACCGCAAAGCATGGTTAATTCAATTGTAGCTAGAGAAAAGGCTGAGGCAGCTGAACGGGCGAGAAAGTCCTTAGAAGTTGAATTTCAGGAGAAGTACAAGTCTCCGGCAATTGATAAAGATGCGTTGTATGCAGAATTTGAGCAAAAGTTTTTAGCTAAAAATATGCAGGATAGGCGCGCTGAAGAAGAGCGTAAAAAAGCTGAAGAAGAAGCAGCAGTTCAAGCGGAATTTAAACGAATTACGCAAGAATATGATGCAAAATTATCGCTTGGTAAAGGCTCATATGATGATTATGACGAGGTAATGTCTGAATTTCCACATGCTATGCATAATGCGTTAGTTTTGGGAACGGTTAATTTACCTAATACACATGATGTCATATATTACTTAGCGAATCATCCTGTACGTGCTAATGAATTAGAGAATACAGCAGCTAGAAACTGGAAGGGTTTTATGAAAGAGTTAAATGCTCTGTCAAAATCTTTGCTTGAAAATAAAGAGGCAGCGGCGCGTGAACCTAAAATACGTTCTCCCATTACTAGAAATAAATCCGACTCGGTGGGTTCTAATAGTATAGACCGTAGTTGGGAAGATTTGGCGAAAGATCCAAGTTTACGATTCTAAGGCATTTACTATTAAACCCTGATTAACATTTAATGGGGTTTTTAAAATGTCATCTGTTCCACAGAATCAGTTTAAAGAGTATACGGCACTGGCTAAAATGTCTGTTACTGCTATTCGCAGTTTAACGCCAGTACTGTTTCACGCAAATACAGCGTATGAAGAGTTCATTCCTGGTCCAAATAACCGTAGTGCATCGGCTAATTATTTTAAACAAGGCCGTTCTAGCTGGGTTGCAAGCTTAAGTTCTTCGTTTGAGGAAATTATAGATCGTACTGGTACAATTACTATCGATCAACCAGGCTCTGCATCTATCGCTGTTAGCGACCAACAAGTTATCTTTGATGTTAAAAAAGGTTGGGATAAATATTTAAAACCAAAAGTTGCAGAACTAGGTACTGGTATACACAATAATGTTATTGATGTATTCCGTACTAAAGTGGAACGTTGGTATGGTGGTGCTAATCAGCCGATAAATAGCTACTTTGGATTGCAAAGTGCGGTAACGCGTATGCAATTATATGGTACTACGGGAGGTCAGGCAAAAGGCTTTATTCCTGCTTCCATTGTTCCTACAATGGTTCAAAGTGGTTTATCGGATTTCGCAATAGACCGTGGTAACCGCGATGCAATGAAATGGGAATTATCTAATCAAGCAGACTGCGACTGGTTTAAATGTACTACATTACCAACACAAATTGCGGGTACAGTTGGTAACTCTGGTTTAACATTAACAGTTGTATCTACTGTTTTAGATAGTAATGGCGCGGTAGTAGAAATTGTATTTAGCGGCGCTCCTACTTCAGATAGTAACGCTGTTCATAAATATGACAAATTCCAATTTGTAGATAATGTTTCCGGCCAACCTAATATGCGCTTATTATCTTTTGTTGGTCACTTGCCAATTGCGCATCCTGTGCAGTTTGTTGCTCAAGCTAACTGTGCATCTGATGGTGGTGGTTTGGTATCAGTACCGCTTAATCCTCCTTTACAAGCTGCAGCCGGTCAGTTGCAGAATATTAATAATCCTATTGTTGCTGGAATGAAAGTAACTGTGTTAGGTGATCACACGACTGGATTATTGATGCAAGGTGATCCATTGATGCTGGCGTTTGCTCCATTGCCAGAAAAAGATCCGTTTAAATCGGTCACAGTAACAGACCCAAACACTAAAGTTTCTTTGCGTTTAACTTACGCAACTAAACCGTTTGAACCAGAAGAAGGCTGGTCCTATAACGCTTTATGGGGTTCTGACTTAGATGCTGATAATGCTATCGGCTTAATTTTCCCAACAGTATAGGAGTTATTAAAAATGCCTTTGACGCAAAATACGTTACCCAATGTTCCTTATGTGGATGGGTTTCAGCTTTCTTTAGCTAGTACTGGTGCTAGTGTTCCTATTACTGTTGGTCCTGGTTCATGTTTAGATAATACGCAAACTAATGCAATAGTGCTTTCTAGTCAAGTTTCAATAATCCCAACTAATGTTGGTGTTAATGGCTTAGATACTGGTTCATTAGCTAATGATACATTGTATTATATTTATGTAATTAGTGATTCAACTGACAAGCAACCAACTGCAGCTATTCTATCTAAAGCATCTTTAACTGGTAATGCATATACTGACTTGCCAGTTTTCCCATTTGGCTATGATAGTGCATTTAGAATAGGTGCTTGTCGTACTGATGGCAGTGCTCACATTCTTCAATTCACCCAACGTGGATGCGGACAAATGAGGACTACATGGTATGGAGCACCGCAGGGTGTATTGCTATCTGGAAGTGCAACATCAGATACGGCAGTTCATCTTGCTGGTTATATTCCTGCTCAACCGACTAATGTTTATCTTAATGGTAATATTACTCCTAATAGTGCAGGAAATACATTAACAATTGGTCCTTTCAGCGGCTATCTAAATAAACTTACAGTTAGCGGACCTGTTGTAAGTGTTATGCAGATAGGACAAGGTCTTTCTCCTACATCAAACAATGTTGCTGGTGTTATTGATATTTTTTATAAAGTAAGCAATGGATCTGACGTAGCCAATATCTATGTTATTGGGTACCAAGACTTGCTCATCCCGTAAATATAAATAATAGGTGCATTATAGTTTAATAATGCACCTATATTTAAGGTAAATAATATGTCTGCATTGCCATTTGTTACACAGCAACTATTGACTACAGCTTTGTATATGAGTGGTATTGTGGCACGCGAGTTTGAGACTCCAAGTGATTCTCAAGTAATGGATGCTCTTACTCAATTAAATAATATTATTTCTCAAAAATCTACAGTAATGTCTTTAAACACATATTACTATCCTTATGCTTTGGTTACCGAGCCTGGAGTTGAGTCATATTTTATACCAAATCTTATCCAGCCTGAAACCGTAACATTCACTTTGAATCAAGTTAGATACAGTTTAACAAAGTATGATTTTGATAAATATTTTGGAACTGGACGAATTAATAATTTACAAACATTACCGAGTTATTGGTGCTCAGTACCTACATTAGGTGGAGCAACTTTATATTTATATCCACTTCCTAATATTGCATACGATTTTCAGATACAAGCAAAATTTAGGCTAAGTCCTGTAACACAGTTTCAGGATTTATCATTAACATTAGAGCAAAACTATTGGGATTATTTGACATTTGCTTTAGCTAAAAGAATGTGCATATTACAGGGTTTTCCTGTTCCAGATGATGTTAGAGATGAATTATCTGCAACAGAATCTAATATTCGCAATCTTATGACTCCGCTTGACTATACAATGAAACGTATGTCTACATTAACCAGATCTGGAAGATACGGTGTTCCTAACCCTGCTTTATCTCAATTGTTCGAGGGGTGGTTCAGTGGTTAATTTTCAACAAGTTCCTATAGATTTAATTGGTTCTAGTACTTTTGGTTTACACCATAAGATTAGCTCTGCTCAAACTTGGAATATGTTTGTTACTGATGGATGGTTTAATAATTATCCTGGATATAAAAGAATATTGGAACTAACATCTAGCCTAGGTCTTGCAGAAGGAAGGGGAGCATTAAAAAGTACTAGAGGAAACTGTGGAATAGTTGCTGTTGGTGATTCTATATATCAACTAATATCACCAACAAATGCAAATTTTATTGGAAATATCAAAACTTTTAGCGGTCCAGTTTTTATGGCTGAAAACTTAAATTCTCAAGTTGGTATTGTAGATGGTTTAAATTTTTACATTTATAATAGAGATTTTGGAACATTAACAAAACAATCAATTCCGGAAGCACTTATTCCAAATTATATTAGATACCACGATACTTATTTTTTATTAGGAAATGCAAATACTACAGGAAACGGCGCTGAGTGGTTTGTTTTTTCATATGCATCTGCTACTACAGTTTCAGTTACATATACTTTATCTTTGTCAAATAAATCAGATTTTGCTAGAGCAGTGGTTCCATTACCTGGAAAAGGTAATAATGTATTAGTTTTAGGAGAATCTACGGGTGAAATACACAACAATGTTGGTGGTGCACAAGGATATGCTAGAGTTTCTACTATTAGCATTGATTATGGCACAGTTAGTGTTGAGACAATAGCAACACATGAAGTTTATACATTATGGATAGCAACTAATGAATCAACTCCACCAATACTAGTAATGTTTGATGGTCAAAGCTTAAAGAAGATAGCCACAGATGGCATTAACAATGTATTATCAAATATTATCAATCCATCAAAATCATTAGGTTTTATATTTTCTGTTGGAAACCACTTATTTTATCAATTTACATTTTACGACCAAAAAGATAATAAATCATTTATTTACGACATTTCAAATGATAAGTTTTATAATTTAAGCGACTATAATATTGATGCGCATCCTGCAAGACAAATACTTTATCTTGGAAATAATACTTATTTTGTTTCTTTCAAGAATGGCTCAATTTATGAAATGAACTTAAATCTTACAACTCAAGATGAAAACTTGAGTAATCTTGGAGAGGAATCATATAAGGCTGAAGATAACCATGTTATACCACAAATAAGAATAACAAGCACATTTAGAAAGCCTGATTCTACTAAATTTATAGGAAGAAGATTCACTCTTACTATAGAGCAAGGTAATGATTTGGCTTATTCCACCCCATTTCCATTTGGGCTACAGGAAAATATTGTTACAGAAGCTGAACAAGAAGATATTGTTTCTCAAGATGGAGAACAGTTAGTTACTGAAAATAAACTTAATAATATTGGTAATAGTCCATTCGAAACAGTTTATAAACCATGTTTAGATTTATCAATTTCAAAGGATGGCGGTGATACTTATTCTTCTGATGTGCGTCGTGATTTAAATATGTACGGTGATAGACAGAATATATTAAATTTTAATCAACTTGCACAAGCGAATGAAATGACTTTTAAATTTAAATTTTGGGGATTAACAAGATTTACATCAACGGGGGGTGTGTTTTATTACACATAGATATTATGAGAGTTCCAGTTTATACAAGTTTTAACGATCAGAATTTATATCAAGATGATTTAAATCAAGAAATGCAAAAAAATTTAAGTGATAATGGCTGGGTTATACCTAGTCAAGATACAACAACAATAACTGATTTAGCACCAAATCAACCAAATGGTACTGTCTGGTATGACAATACTACAGATCAAGTTAAATGGAAGATTAATGGTACTGTTCGTGTGATGGCATTAGTATAGAGGTATATTATGGGCTTATTTGGTGGTGGAAAACAAACAAATCCTGCTGATGCAGGGATGCCGTATTTGAATGAAATACCTGGAACTGTTACTCCATATTACAATCCTTATATCAATTTAGGAAAAGGTGCTGCACGAATATCTGCACCAGTTTATTATCAACAGGTAACTAATCCACAAGGATATTATAATAATATAATGTCTGGTTACTCTCAGTCTCCAGCAGAGCAATATAATCAACAACAATTATTGGCTCAACAATCCGGAACAGCGGCGGCAGGCGGTTTCTCAGGAACTCCTTATGACCAGCAACAACAGGCAGCCACCACTAATGGTTTATTAGCTCAAGACCAACAACAATATTATAACAATGTAACAGGAGCTCAAAATCAAGGTCTAAATGCTGGTATGCATTATTATGATACAGGATATCAAGCTTCTAATACATTAGCGCAATTATTAGGTGCAAATTTAGCTGCTCAATCTGGTATGGCTTATAGTGGTGCCGCATTCCAAGACCAAATGAATGCTCAGGCTGCACAAAATAGACTGGGAGCCATCGGATTTACATATGGACTAGTTGACCCTTATGGTCATAACCATGAAGAGAAGGCAAAAAATGGTACTAGTTCTAGTGGTGGAGCATCTTCATGGATTTAGGACAAAGGGGTTAATATATGGCTATACAATATCCAACTTATAATGCAACCGCACCGCAGTTTGATTTACTAGGTAGCATTCAAAAGGGTTATCAATTGGCCCAGTTGCCTGACCAATTAAGAATGCAGAAGCAGTTGCAAGCGGCAAAATTACAGCAAGCTCAACAGCAAAGCTATTATTATCCAAAACAGCAAGAAGCAGAATTGCAAGGAAAACTATTGCAAAATCAATATTATCCACAAATGCAAAATGCACAACTAGCACAAGATGCTGCTCAAACTGGATATTTAAATTCTCAAAGACAATATTATCCATCATTAATTAATAGTGAGATAGCTAAAAATAATGCTGAAGCAGCAAAAGCTGGACAGTCTCAAAATGGAATTGCTATTACAGGATATGACGAACAAGGAAGACCTATTATTCAAATTGGTGGATCTGGGGGCACCAGCTCTAGAAATGGCGGTAGATTAGGAACAGATGCAAATGGAAATATAAATAGTGAATTAACAAATGCTAATAAAACAGCTGTGCAAAATAGGAAAATTGGTGATGATATTGTTAAACCATTTATAGACCAGATAGTTACAAATGTTCCTCAGTTTCAAACATATGGCAAACAAGCTCAAACACAAGCTTCAAGTATTGCTAATAAATTTGGTATATCTGCAGATATTATGAAAAATATAGGCCTTGACGCATCTCTTCCAAGCCAACAGGCAGCTGGACAAGCAGCTATTGCCACTAGCACTGAAGGATTAATTAAGGCATTAGGTCTGAGACCTACTGACCAGCAAACAGCCATGATTCAAAAAGCAATTGCTCCTCAATTTGGAGAGTCAAAAGTAGCTTATACTAAAAGGATATTAGATTTTGCTCATACTCTTTCTCAAAATAGTAAAAATGCTCAACAACTGTTAGCTACCGGAATAAATACGGGAGTTAATGTAAATGGACAACAAAATAATTATGCTCAATCACAACAAGTAGGAACTCCTAATCCAGATTATGCTCATATGACGGACGCGCAATTGGCTCAAATTGCAAATGGAGGTCAATGATGATTACGCCTCAGCAAGCAGCACAAGAATTGGCAGCTAGAGCTGCATTTAGAGCTCAACAAAATTCTCAGCAAATAACTCCTGAACAAGCTCGCCAAGAATTAGCTGCTAGACAAGCATTTCGTGCTCAACAACAGCAACCAGTGCAGCAACCCGTGCAGACATCTGTTCAACAACAACCACAGATTCAGCAGCAAGTTATATCGTCTAATGATAATGGAGCACCTTCATTTTTTACGCCTTTTATATCCAATAAAGAAGCTGCTGGCGCTGCTAATCAATTAGCATTCTCTCCTGAAAGAGCAGGTAAAGTAGCGGCAGCTAGCACTTTAAATACAGCTGAAGGGTTAACAAACTTATTAGCAAATATTGCTCACTATGGAACGCTTGGTATAAGCCCAAAATCAAAAATGAATGTTGATTATAACAAAGAATTGGGAGTTGATAAGCAAAAATCTGGTGATACATTATTGGCAATGGCACCTTTGATGGCTATTCCTGAAGGCATTCCCACAAAAGAATTGGGTACTTTAGGTAAATTAGCTGCACGAGTTACTGAAGGAGAAGCATATGGTCAAGCTGCTGGAGCTAATAAAGGGACTGGTGCTGCTACAGCTACAGCTATATCAATTCCTGATTTATTAACATCTGCTATACGTGGTAGAAATGCCATCCCAGCGGCTTTACTAAAAGGAACAGCTACAGCAGAAGAACGTGCTGCTAATGCTAAAGCAGCGGGTAACTTACCATTATCAATAGGTAAAATAACCGAAAGTCCGGTAGTAAATAAGGCCTATGAAAATATCTTAGGAGAAGTGCCATTTTCTGGTGTAGACCAACAGCAAAAGGCTGTTGCTGAAGGGGTGGATAAGAGTGCTCAGCAATTAATAAATAAAATTGGCGGTAATAATGATTCTATTTTAGACCCAAACGAATTATTGAAACAAAGGCTGCTCAATGCTAAACAAGTTGCTAGAGATGCAAAAAATGAACAATATAATAAAGTAGATGAATTAGCTCAAGCAGAAGGCCATAATTTAACATTGCCATCATTTACAGATCGGGCAAATGAGGTTAAATCTGCATTGGAAAATTCTCCACTTCTCCAAACAAACCCGAAATTAAAGTCTTTTATGAATAAAATGGGTGTTTATCAAGATGCGCTTTCTCAAAATGCCGAGCCTAATATTAGTTTGCAAAATGCTTTAACAGGTCAAAATAAAACTTCTGCGCCTTCCATATTAGAAGCAAATATAGCTAAAAATGATTTATACAATGCTGGTGATGCATTAAGCAAAAGTTTAGTTGCTTCAGACAGATATATGGGAGGAATCTATAAGGAACTTTCCGGAAAAATATCTAATGATATTAAGAATAGCATTAATAGTACAGGCTCTCAACAGCTACAAGATGCATTTAAAAATGCCACCAATGAATACAGAAATAATTATGGTAAGTTTATTAATAAAGATATTTTCAAATATTTAGATGAAAATAAGCCATCAGATGCATTGGCAAGGCAAATAGTAAAACCATCAAATCTTAATGATTCTTATAGTAATATAAAATTAGTTAAAAGTTTATTGCCACCACAAGAGCAGAATTTATTATCTTCAGCGTATTTATCAAATGCATTAGATGAGCATGGTCAAGTAGATGCTTCTAAGATGGGTAAACTAGTGAATAGTCTAGGCCCGCGTCAGTTTAATTCTTTATTTGGTAAAGAAGTTGGTAAAGATGCGGAGAATTACAAACGGTTAATGTCAATGAGCGGAAGCGCTAGAAATCAACAGGCAAACCCAAAAACGGGTGCTCGATTATTATCTATGTTAACAAATGGTGCATTATTTAGTGCTGTTTTACATCCAACTACTATTGGACCTTCTGTAGCAGGTGGAATTTTAGCGTCTAAAGGTTTATCAAAATACCTTACATCACCAACTGTTAGAGAGAAATTATTACAGCAAATGAATCGCTCTGAAGCTGGTATAAAAAATGGAATACAAGAAAGCGACAGAATTAGAAGATTAATGGCAATTTTACCTAAAGGCGTTGCTATGCAACAAGCACAACAAAATAGAGGTCAGTAATGGCATTAGATACAAATTACGTAGTTGGTATAAATTTAAACGATTACTTCGTTAATAAAGATACTGGTTTACCATTATCTGGCGGCACAATTACGTTTTATCATGACAATAATCGTTCCGTAGGTAAATATGCTTATATGCTTTCTGGTTCTCCACCAAATTATACTTATTTACCATTACCAAACCCTATTACTTTATCGTCTGTTGGAACCATTACAGTTGGCGGTACGAATCAAGCTGTGTATTTTTATCCTTATGACCAGGATATGAATTTAGATTTATATTATATTGTTGTTCGTGATTCCGCAGGTAATGTTCAACTAGTTCGTCAGGCTTGGCCTAACAGTGCACCAATAAATTCACCTTTGGGAACATCTAGCGGCGAAACAGACAATCAATTAATGAATAGCCAGTTTTCAGATGTTTTATTTAATCCAGATGTTGGCGTAACTTATAGTTGGACTGGAGCTATAGTTAATAATATTTTTAATGTAGCACCAAATTGGGATTTAATTGTTTCAGCTAGCGGTGATGGCAGCGTTACTATAAATAGATTACCAATAACTGGAAATATTAATATTGCTACAAATCCACCTTATGCGCTTAATGTATTACCAGGTGGTGTTAATATATCATCTATTACATTAAGACAAACCTTATATCAAAATCCAAGTATTTGGGCGAATAATTTCCTTTCAGCTTTTATGTTGATTTCATCATTGGATGAGATAGACCACAGTATTTCCATGAATTATGGCACATCTGTTCCAGATGTTCCACAAACATTAATAACTGGAAATACAGGGTTAAGTGGATATGTTGCTATAGCTGGTATAGCAAATATTGGAGCTAGTTTAAATACTGACAGCCCTCCTGATGCATATACATTTATTGATATAATACTTCCTAGAATTGGTGATATTGCCATAACTAGCTTACAAGTTCTTCCAGTTATAGATAGTAGTACGCCAGCTGCATATATACAAAACTCAGTTAATAAAGAGAATTCAGATTTATTCTCATATTATAATCCATTAATACAATCTATTCCTGTTCCAAGTATATCCGAGGGATGGGACTTTAAAGTTAATCCTTCTCAGTTCGGTATTTCATATGCAGCTACTACTGGCGCATCTAACTATGTATGGGATCAGACTATATTATGGCAAAGTACAGATAACTTAATATCAGCTGGTAGAGATATTATTGGCAGATTGCAAATTACTCTTAATGCTACAGGACAATTTGCATTAATTCAGTATTTAAATGCTCAACAAATGCAATTATTACTTGAAAATGGATGGTCAACATTAATTAATGCTTATACTGATAATGCAATAGGTGCTAGTGGTACTGTTTCTTTTTACTATACTACAGCTTCATCGCTTCCAGTTTTAACTTCTGGAACAAATCAATCTATAGTTTCTACTTTAGATTCAAATGGTAAGCCATCTGGATTCAATGGTGTATGGGTTGAATTAGAAAATCCATTATTAGTTAAAAATCAATTTACCATTCCTTATAGTGGTAACAATACATGCTCTCCTGTTGCGTTAAATGGTTGGTCTAGACCATTGTATGGTGTTTCTTCAGCTGCAACTTATATTGCTATTGTTATTGGTTTTAGTTCATTACCTGCTACTAGCATTTATTTTGATTCAATATCTGTAACACCTGGAAGATTGGCTGTTCCTTTTGCTCCAGTTGATTATCTATTAACCTTAAAACAAATGAATAGATATTTTGAAAAAAGTTATAAATATGGGGTAAATCCTGGAACCATTACTAATGACGGTTGTATTGTTATTACTCCAATTTCATTTTCATGGGGTGTTGAGTTTAAGGCTCAACCTAATAATATATCTATAACTTATGATGAAAAAGTTTCATTAACTCCAGCTATTAATATATATAGTGTATTAACTGGTGTTTTAAATGAGTTTGATATAATTTGGTACCTTGACACAATCATACAATCTAGCGGTGAGTTTGTCGTTAGCTCATACTATACTCAATTAAGTAATGGAAAAAAATCCTCTATCTATATTCAAAATGGAAATTTATCCAGGGTTGATATTGGAGGAACTTATAGTGTTGATAATGCAATTCAAACTTTTCATTATACTGTAGATAGCAGATACGGTTTATTTTAATTATATTAGGGGGATTTATATGACTTCTTTACTAAAACAATCAAGAGATGCTACTTTTAATGATTTTAGCCTTTCAGAGTCAACGGATAAGTTTGCATGTTACTTAACTGCAAATACGCAACAATCCATAACAGTTCCTCAACCAAAAAGTGTTGGCACACCATCTTTTAGTAAAAATCAATGTGTTGGAATATTAAAAGCATCTGAAGGAATGGATGTTTGGTATTCAGTAAATACAAATGCCGTAGTTCCTGGTGGAACATTTAGTAGTAGTGTGATGGAGCTTATTAATGGTCAATGTAGGTCATTCACTATTGGAGATGTAATACATGTTATATCTCCTGATGCTGCTGGTGTTTCAATTACATTTTACGCAACGGAGTAAACCGTGGTTAAAGAATTTACTGACTTTCCAGATGTAGGTGCAATGCAACAGGGAGACTTGCCCGTTGGTACACGGTCAGGAATCAATGTGCAATATGATTTTCCAGGAAATGGTGTTCAAGATTCTCATGGTAATTGGATGTTTTGTTGGACTACAAATGGTGCTAGTGCTGTTAATTTTATCAATGTAATAAATGCTAATAGTGGAAGTTCTCCTGGTTTTTATCCTAACGGAATAGATGCAAATATTGGAATGAATTTTTCTCCAAAAGGTAGCGGTAGTATATCTTTCTTTACTAGTGGTGCAGGTAACTTTAATTATACCAATACAGGATTAGGTGGTGTTAATTTTAATTTTGGTGGATTATTTTCATTAAATGGTAGCAATGGAATAAAGACTGTTTCTAACGATCCAACTTTAGCAAATAATTCACAAACAGCTGCTATTACGGAATATGCTGTTAAGTCTTATATAGATGCCCATATAGTTGGTTTACCGTTTTTTAATGTTACGGGACCAACTCAACAAATGGCATCAGGAACAATTTATTATTGCACGTATGCTGGTAATAGTGTTCTAACATTACCTACTACTGCATCGGCAGGTTCAATTATACAGATAATTGCTGGACCTCCTAATAATACTTTTAATATAGCTCAAAATTCAGGTCAAAATATATATTTTGGCTCTCAGAATGGAATCGCTTTGGTAACAACTACGGGAATAACTGGATCTTTGCAGTCTTCAGATCCAATTACAATAGTAAATTTAATGTGTGTTGTTGCAAATACAACATGGGTCGTTTCTTTCTGTCAACAAAATTTAATCGGAGCATAAAATGGCATTTACACAAAATCAAATCGGCTTAGTATTTCCAGTACCTATCGCTAAAGGTGGTACAAATAATAGCAGCGCTATAGGAGCTACCGGTACCTTGGTACAATCTGATGGTTCTAAAATGACCTATACCACAGCAACTTATCCATCTACCGCTGGCGCAACAGGAACTATTATGCGTTCCAATGGTACTAACTGGGTTAATTCTACGCCTACGTTTCCCGATACGGCTACTAGTGGCAAGATAATGCGTGCAGATGGTACAAATTGGGTGGAAAGTACCGCACAATACCCAGATGTTGCCACTAGTGCTGGCACTATTATGCGCGCAGACGGTACAAACTGGGTAGCATCTACACCAACATTTCCTAATACAGCTACTAGCGGAAAGATAATGCGCGCAGATGGTACGAACTGGGTAGAAAGTACAGCACAATATCCTAACACAGCTGGTACTAGTGGAAATGTGTTAACATCCGATGGTACTAACTGGATAAGCTCACCTGCAACGGGCGGCTTAACTTTTAACACGGTTACTGCATCAACACAAGCTTTAGCCGTTAATAATGCTTACTATTCAACTTATGCTGGCACCTGTGTGATGACTTTGCCATCTACGGCTGCGGTAGGTAGTGTTATACGGATAATAACGGATAGCTCACATGCTATACAAATAGCACAAAATTCCAGTCAATTAATATACTGCGGCGCACAAAACGGTGTTTCCTTAGTAACGACTACTGGTACTGGCGGCTCTATTACTACTACAGATCCAAATACTGTCATAGAGATACAATGCATCGTGACAGATACCACATGGGAAGTGTTGTACGCAAATAACTCATATAATGGTGTTTAAATGTCATTTATTTCTAATCAAATAGGCTTAGAAGGTTCTTTCGGTTATATATGGATGAACACCGGTAACTGGACAGGAACTAGTAACTTTTCGTATACAACATCGTATAAAGAGCTAACCGGACTTTCTACTAGCTTCACTTTAGCTTCGCCATCACAGGACTTCGCCATGACCACGGATGGTCGGCTTAAATATACAGGTCTTACTACAAAGTTATTTTCTGCATCAGCTGCATGTTATGCAAGTTTATTGTCAGGAGCTGTGGGGATGGCGATACAAATTAGAAAGAATGGCAGCGCTATTACTGGATGCGAGACTTATTATAGTCACTCCTCCGCATCTATAGATGATTTTCAGATAAGTTTATCAACCAACGATTACTTGTCTGTATTTGTTAAAGTAGCATCAAACCAAACAGCACCTGTATTGCAGGTAAATCTTGGCGCCAATTCAATAGGAGGGTCTTAAATGTCATTTACTCAAAACATGATAGGCAGACTTCCTTCATATGGCGCCATATATTTAATCAATACTTTTACTGGTATTGCGGTTGCCTATACTACTTCCTATGCCGAATTAACTGGTCTACCTGTTAGTTTTTCTATTGTTTCACCAGTACAAGACTTTGCTATGACTACGGATGGACGCCTTAAATATACAGGAATACCAACAAAGTTATTTTCTGTTAGCGCTGTTGTTCCTGCATTAGACAATGGGAGCAATTGGATTAGCATTAAACTTTACAAAAATGGCTCAGCGGTAGCTGGGTCTGATGTATATGCAAATTCTATGTTACGAATAAATAATTTTGAAGTGAGCATGTCAACTAATGATTATGTTTCAGTTTTTCTTAAAGCTCAAAAATCTTTTGGTAGCGGAAGATTGGCTTCTATGATGCTTTCTGCAACATCGATAAATAGGGTTTAAATAATGTCATTTATACAGAATCAATTAGGATTAGTAGGGTCTGGCGGATATATTTACATGAATAACTCCGGTACTGGCGTCACTTTCTCTATAACCACTAGTTATCAAGAGGTAGCAAGCTTAGGAACCAGTTTCACATTGGCCTCTACTTCGCCAGACTTTGCTATGACGACCGATGGTAGGCTTAAATATACTGGATTACGCACTAAAAACTTTATGGCGAATGCCGTTTTTTGTATTGGCAGCAATAGCGTAAGCAGTTATGCAATTCAGATATATAAAAATGGCTCTGCCACAGGATTACAGCTTTACGCCACCAGCATCTCCACTTTAGCCTTAACCAAAATCCCCGTGTCTTTATCAACCAATGATTACATCTCTCTATATGCAAAACGTGCCACTAACGGTACACCATCATTATCTAGCGTAGAAATATCTATAATTAGTACAAATGGTTCATAAATATTTATTTTTTCTTTAATTTTAACTTAGGAGTTTAAAAAATGACAGCAAATGTAAAACCAATGTTAATAGGCGTGAATGGGTTTCCAGTAACCGTCTTATTAATTGATACGAATGATACACAAGCTACCGTTACTACAGCTGGTTATTTATCAGCAAATGCCAGCACTACCATACCTTTTAGCGATAAACAAACAGCATTTGTTTACACAACTGATGCTGGCGTTGGTAACTATCAAGTTAGCGTTGACAGCTTAGGCATTGCCTCCCTTATAGCTGATAGCGCGACTGGCGTTGTTTCTATATTTGATGCACCCGTTACAGATAAAAACTTTGCTGTTTTTTATGGCACTTCTGGTCAACAAATACAAGATTTATCATATTCCCCTACTAATGCATCAGATACTAAAGTTGTGATGGCAGCAGGAACTTTTGTGGCAGGTAATTTGGTGCAAGCTGGTGATACGGCTGGTAGTATTGCTCCAGGTCCGGTTGCCGCTAATACCGTACTAACTAGCTCTATTGTAACACCGGATGTTGGGATAAACCTTGTCCGTTTTGATGCCACTATTAGCACCACAACTTTAGCATCAGCTGGAACTGCAACATTATTTGCTAGCTCAGGAAGTAAACAATATAAAATTGTTGGTTTATGGTTAAATTTTGGCGCAAATCTAACAGTTGGTAATAGAAACTTAACTCTATCCGATGGCACAACAACTTATTCTATTATCCCTTCAGCATCTTTACTAACTTTGGTTAATGCTACATGGGGAAGTACAGCGTTGCCATTCCCAACCGCAGCAGCCTTAAATACTTCTACAGCGGCAGGTGCTAATCTACTCGCACAATATAGTGGTGGTACTACCGATTATACTACTGGCGCTAATATTACTATATCCGGTATATTACAGAGAGTAGCATAATGGATTTACCACAACTAGTAGATATGTTAAGTGGTCGGCCAGAATCTTTCGGGATTCTGGCTATTCTAGTAATATTTGGCTGGAAGTATTTTCCGGTTTTAAAAAAAAAGGTAGAGATGCAACAATCACAATTAGAAATGCAGCGCGCTCAATCAGAAGGCGATATGCGAAGAGAAAAAATATTGCAAGATATAGCAAGTACTCTAGCCGTCCTTAATAATACAGTTGCAACAAAAAGTGATATAATCGATTTGATGAGTCAAAAAATAACAGAAAATAAAGTATTGAATGGCTCAGGAAGTATTGTAAAACAAGGAATTTAAGGATAATAAATGCAATTCGAATGTTCGGTTATACCCGATAAGGTTATTATTGAGTTAAATAAAATAGCAGATGAGTATAAAATAAATTCTGTTTTGCGAGCAGCTCATTTTCTAAGTCAATGCTCATACGAGTCTAGCAACTTCACAAAATTATTTGAGGATTTAAATTACTCAAAAGAAAGACTTATGCAAGTATTTCCTCATTATTTTAAAGATTTAGAGCAAGCTGCTTTATACGAACATAACCCTGAAAAATTAGGTGATTATATTTATGCTAATCGTTTAGGAAATGGCGATGTCAATAGTGGAGATGGTTATCGATATAGGGGTAGAGGATATTTACATTTAACTGGCGTGCTAAATTATCGCAGTTTTAATCGGTTTATTAAAGATAATGTTGTTACTAATCCTGATTTAGTAGCTACACATTATCCCTTAGAATCATCAGTTTGGTTTTTTGGCTCTTCTTCAATTTGGCCGCTTTGTGACAAAGGTTCAAGTTCTTCGGATATAGAAGCAGTGACACGCCGTGTTAATGGCGGAATCAATGGTTTAAGCAATCGAATTATCTGTTTTAACACTATCTTTTCTCATTTAAAAACATTATAATATAGTTTACCTTCGCTAATCTTCCTCCAGTCTTACCCGGAGGGAGATTCTGGCTATTTTAGCCAAGGCCCTACTTTTTTAAATAGGGCCCTTTTTTTATGAATCGCACTTTATTGTTGGATCAAATGGCGGCCATCCGTTTCTATCTTTTGGAGGTTTACCCCTATCTTTTTCCCAAATAGACACCATCTGACAGTACAAATTTTTATTCTGTTTTGAACTATTATAATTTATGTAACCGTATATCCCTAAAATTAAACCTATCACCAAAACTATTTTTATAATAAAAGCCATTGCAGTTATTCTTTATATTAAATAATAATTATAACACAACGCCATGATTTGTTATCAAAAGACCTGTACGAATTTTCTTAAATTCTTCCGTTATTTCTTTAGCTTCCTCAAATCCGCAGCATTGATATACCCAATGCCCACATTCTTTAAGATAATTCTGCCAAAATTGCTGTTTTTTTTCAGTATCTGTTAGTGTTTTTCTAGGTTTATATCCTTTGCGCTTCATTTCAATCCAAAGAAGCCAAGCCGGAATAAATAAATCCGGAATACCGCTTGTTCTTCCTTCCGCATCAAAATAAGCTCTATTCGCAGCACTAGCTATATGACACCCATTAGGAATAGCAAAAATTTCTACACCTTTATGTACACTTCTAAACCATTTAACATAAGTTACTTGTTCGTAATGTTCTTCTCTATTAATTGTACCCAATTGTCAGCACCTTCATATATATCATCATTATGATAATTATCCTTTAACATACAATAATGTTCTTGTATTTCGTCATCTTCTTCATTAGTCAAATTATCAGACGAATATAAAAAACCATAATTAACATCTAAAATAATATAGTTAATATCAGAAATGGGATAAAATACACCCATAGACTTATCTATATTAAAATTGTAATTATAAGATAAAATTGCAACTTTAACAAGTTGGTCTCGTAGAATATAGTCAAATTCATCTATATAATTATAAAATGGTTGTGGCTCTAATCTTAATTGATGATTCATTATGAGGGTTACCCTTTAGTTAGGGTGGCCTTTATTTTTAAAACGCGGCCACAACGTTTGACCCAGGGCAGGGCTTTATTCCATTTTTTTCCACCAGGGTATTAAATCTGGATTTTTTTTGAGATATATTTCTTCTCTCCATATCTCAATTCCTGGTTCAGCTTGAAAACCTAGCCTTACCTCTCCATTTGGCTTTATTTTTGTTACATTAAGATAAACATTATTGTTTATAATAATTCCTTGTTTTGGATATCTATCCAACAATATAATATTCATTATCAATCCTTAGAATGGCAAACGCGCCGCTGAACCCATATCTGGTATGTCATCATCTATAAATGGTTTTGTTTCTCCTACTGTAAAATCTGAAATCTGAGGTTTTATTTCAAAAATTCGTTTTACATTTGGATATAAATTGCCATTGTATTCATTATGGCGTACTACCACACCAACTTTTACACCAATAAATTGCTCTAAAGTGGCTGCATCTACTAAACCTGAATATTTTCTTAACCAGTTCAATTTATCATAAGCAATATTAAATTTAGTCGAATCTTTGTCAGAAAATAAATAAAGATTATCCGAAATAAATTTACCTTTTTGTTCTCCATCTATGATTTGATAGTGTATTTTAGCAAATTCTTCGCCGCCATTTTTTGGGATCTCCTCCGTTACTTTGCGAATAATGCAATTATATTCCCCTTCTGGAATTGGTAATCCAGGCTCTTCATACTTAAAACCACTTAAATCAATCATTACTTATCCCCTTAAAATTTAAAAAATAAATTAGTAAACAACATTAAAATATAAAAAACAAAAATGCTACCTGCTATTGTAAAAAATATAGCTAAAAAAGAGATAAATTTAACAAATAATTCAATGTCCCCTCGTAAATTAGATGCTATTTTTTTAAACATATTAACTCCTTAGTTAGAATTATGTTGAGAAAATAAATCATTAAAAGCATTTTTCATTTTCTCGTCAATAACAGCTTCCGGGTGATCTAACTTTAAACTATCTAATTTTATAGCCCCATCCTCAATAGATAGCTCTTTTTCAAGTATTTCTTTATAAAGAGATCTGGCTTTATCTGTAAAGATATCTTGCTCTGTTAGCTCTTCATTAAAATAATCATTGATAGTTGTTCGTATCATCTCTAAATCATTTGGTATATATAAGTCCGAAAACATACCTAAAGGTGATTTTGCTAAATGAACACCATCATTTTGAGTTAAAAACTTATACTCCCCATCAATCACAAAAGCATGCAGCACTACCGTGGCTCTAGCTTCAAATCCGCTCATTTTATCAGTTAATTTACCCACTGTTTTAAATCGTACAATACCATCATCACCTTCTTCGGAATGATTTATAACAAAACAAATTAAATCAGAACGACATTTTGCTAATTCATCTAAAACAGCCCAGGCATTTTGAGCCATTATTGAAAACTTTTCAAATCCCTTTTCACGTGCTTTGGCCATAAAGTCGTTAATCATGATATAAGTAAAATCATCTATAATTAAATTTTTAATATCTTTACGCTTTAAATTAATATATCTGATCGTATTAATAATTGCTTCTACTTTATCGCTATAAAATAAATTTCCTGATACTAAACCTTCTTGCCTATAATTGCGATTAGCACCTTTGAAAGGTAACGGTTTTCCTAGTATATTGATAATAAATGTTTGAGTTGGGTCTAATGTTCTTATAGAACTACTCTTGCCTACGCCACTTTGTCCCAAGATTAAAGTAATATTACTCATTTACAGATTCCTCCTTAATTAATTTCTTTGCTAAATTGCATCTCCATTTCCAATATTCCTCACTGTATAATGTAATACGATTACTTTCAAGTTCTAACAACTTTTCATTTAGCTGCTCTAGATTATGAAATACCTCAATCATTTTCTGTTGATTTTGATTCATTACTTACTTCTCCATTGATTAAATTAAAATATAAATCTAAGTTATTCACTAATTTATTATATGGCAAGTTAAAGTTAATAGCAAAACTTGTTAAATTATCTTTAATCTTTTCTTTTAATATATTGCTTGCCATTATATACTTCCTATAGTATGTGATAACAATAAAAATACACCCCACCAAGATAGAATCACTAAAGCAACAATACCAGCTGATCTAATTCTTTTGTAGCAGAATAAATCTAATTTATCCCAATAAAATTTTTCATTTTTAACATTAACTCGCATTTATATCTCCTTTTAACTGTTTAATTTGATATACTTTATTTAATCCTCAAAGAATAATTATCAACTAACTGAGCATAAGGTACATCTTCACCCGCTTCTATATCATTTCTAATCGCTTCTTTATCTAATTCCTGAGTAGTTTTGGTGCGTATATGTTTTTCTTTAATCTCAGCAAAATCAAAAATTTGATAAACTTCTAATTTAGATTTTGTACGCTTTACCGATACCGTTATTTCAGGTCCCTCTATTTTATTAACCCCAAAACGTAACATATTAGATTTCAAAAATTCTTCAAATTTTTCTGCTTCTGCTTCCAGTTTTTTACGTTTTTGTGCCATATCATTTTCATACTGCTTCATTAAAGCTATTTTTGCGTATATGTTTTTATAGTGCGCCCCAATATTAAGCGCAGTAGTATTAAACTCCTGCAAAGTATCATTTAATCTACTTCCGATTTCATCCGTAAAACCATGTTCTTCAATTAAGCTAAAGAGCAGTTCATATTCTTTGTCAACTCGATACAGATCTAACTTCATAACCTCTCCTTTTAATAAACCCGGTCAGCTTAGGGTTTGTTTGTACAGGCTTAACACCTAGTCTAAACCAACCGGTAATTAGATAACATCATGGAATCATCTAATATTATAAATTATAACACATCATTTCAATTTGTCAAGCATTTGTTAAAAATATATGATATAATATTTAAAATTAACAACAAAAGGACAAATATATGACTATCATCTCAAGTTTTATCGAATATTGCATCGATAATGAACATTCAAAACAAGACATTTATAAAATGTTTTCTGATCATGTCGCAAAAGAACGCATTTATCTCAGTAAACTATCTTTACCTATCATCATTAAAGAAACAGGTTTGTCCTATTGGTATATCCAAAGATTTATTAACGGACAATCTATTTCTTTTAAATCCTACGCTAAGCTAGTTAAATATGCACGTAACTCTATTGCTCAGCTGGTGTGATATTAAATGAATTAATATGCGCTAATTTCGACAGACTAACGGAACTAAATACAAGAATTGGGCATATAAAAACCACAATAATGCATGTAAAATTGTCATATTTGGCATCAAACTCGCCTATAGAAATTCATAAAGTAAATTTGTCAACTCAAATGGGGTTTAGCATTAGAAGTATTGATAGGTATATTTTGAGATTATTCGTACAAGGTCTTATTAATAAAAAATCAGAATTTGCTGGCAAGAAAAAAAGATTTATAGTTTCTATCCCAGAAAATGCTCCTAAAGTAAAAATTGACTTTAACAAATTGAAAAAACTTGAAAGCTTAGTAGGTCATTTAGAGGCAGCTATTCTTCTTTCTCATATCGCTTATACGCAAAAATATAAACATATATATAAATACTCGCTTGCAGAAATCGGTAAATTTTTTTCTTGGAGCAAGGATAAAGTTATTTTATTGTTAGATCTATTAGAATCTAAAAGTCTAATTATTAGACAGAAATTAAATTCTATCCACAACCAATATGTTATTAACCTGGACTATATAAGCGAAAACCTCTCCCCTCACACAAAAAAAATAGGAAAAAATGACAATTTACCTGTGGATAACTATAGAAAATCTGTTGATAAGTCTGTGAATAAGTCTGAAAAAAACAAAAGTTATCCACAAGTAAATTGCCAAAAACCGACAAGTAAATTGCCAAAAACCGACAACAAAGGGATTTATACTAATATACAAGATATTAAAAGAGATATTTATAATAATAATCCTGAGGGGTTGGTTGGGATGGAGGGTGTTATTTCTTACGAGAGGGCAGAGGGTCTATTCTTGATCAATCAAATTCCAATAAAACAAAATTTAGAAAAATTGGAAGTTAATAAAGATTTGCCGTGGAGTACAGATGAGTTGTTTGCTCAGTTAAAATTTAGTGTTTTAAAGTCATATCGTAAAAATAATAACAAATCATGCTTGCATTTGATACGAATATGTATTAAACTTATGAGAAATGGTGATTGGCAAGTTCCGAGTGGTTTTTACGAGAGTGAGATCGGCTCTAAGTACTATGAGCATTTGCGGCAAAATCAGCTGGAGCATGAAGATAGGAAGCATAGTTATTTAGCTTCTGGCAATCCTCTGTCATCTTTAATAGGAAATTTAGCCTCGAAGATGTCAATTATAAAGCCGCCGTAAGGTTTTTTTGGTTAAGTAATGGGTATGGTTAGGTTATGATGAATAATATGTTATATGACTTTAATTTTTAGGAAAATAGAATATGAAATTTGATAAAATAATGAACGAATCTAAGGCTAGTTTAGTAATGGAGCAAGATTTTTTAAATTTAATTATACGCTTATTTGTTGTTTTAAATTGTATAAAAAATTCATCTCAAGGAGATCCATTATCATTTTTAGCTTTTAAAGAGTGCGTATATAATTTTTCTAATGCAGCAGTATTAGAATTAGCGGAATTTTTTTCTAAATATGCTGATGAGTCAGCGCTGAAAATTTTGTGTCAGGATGGTTCAATTAGAGATTGTCTTTTAGAGAAGCAATCTTCTTATTTAGAAGAAAGAGTACAGAAAATGAAAAATGAATTTATTAAAAAAAATAAAGAATATATTTCAAATGGAAAAGATACACTATCTTATTTTATAGATTTTAAACAAGGCATTATGCGAGATTATAAAGAGAGTCAAGAATATAAATCAAAATAAAGTCTAGCCAAATATTTTTGGAGGAAAAATTGGAAATTGAATTAGATTCGGTCATTAAATTGACCCGTGATTTAGTTAATGCATCTAAGACGCTGTCACAAAAAGAAGCGCGTTATCTTGTAGATTTATATTATCAAATGCAAGATAATCGTATTAGAAGCTATGGACAGGTACGTGCTTTGAGCGAAACTGATGAGCCGCATGATGTTATCAGTTGGGCGGCCGAGCAGTCGGAAACTCTAGAAAGTCAGATTAAGCGCGCGCTGGATAAATATACGGATGAAGAACCTGCGGGGGCGTGGGCTAAATCAAATATTGGCATAGGACCCGTTTTATCTGCCGGTTTGTGTGCTAATGTTGGCGATGCAAGACGTTTTGCGACATGCGGCGATTTGTGGTCTTATTGCGGGCTAGTACCGGGACAAAAGCGCAAGCGCGGTGAGAAAGCGAATTGGTCTAGCAGTTTGAAGCGTCTAGCATGGCTTATAGGTCAATCATTTGTTAAAGTGTCTGGGAATGAGAATGCTTTTTATGGTCTTTTGTATAAGCAAAAGAAAGCTTATTATGTAGCTAAGAATGATAATGGTGACTATGCAGAACGCGCGGCGCAATGTTTGATAGACAAGAAGTATCGCAAAGATACAGATGCATTTAAGCATTATAGCGCGGGTCGTTTACCACCGGCTCATATACAAGCTATGGGGGAGAGATATGCGGCTAAGATATTTTTGTCGCATTTTTGGGAGATGTCATTAAGATTAAAGGGGGTGGCGCCACCGAAAGCGTACGCGATTGCAATATTGGGCCATGCACATGAGATTAAGCCAACCACATTGTGAGAAACCAAAGCAAAGCTGCGAGCCAGGATATTATTGAGAAACCATATAAGTAATGCGAGCCAAATATTACGTGAAAAACCAAGACGAGTGTGTGAGCCAATGCCTGTATGAGAAACCAGATGAGGGATGCGAGCCAAAACACGTGTGAGAAACCATATAAAAACTGCGAGCCAATGAAAAGGTGAGAAACCAAAAATATAGTGCGAGCCATGTTTGCTTTGATGAACCAAAAGGATAGTGCGAGCCAATAGGCGAATGAAAAACCATGGTAAAATTGCGCCACATATCATGTATGCGAAACTGTGTTTTTGCATACATGACAATTTCAATATATATTCGAAAAGCGGTTTTTGCATATATGAGGGTTAATTTTAGGGGTATAAATTGATAAAATTATTAAGGAGGTGAATTATGAAAGGTGGCGACGACAATGACGAATATGCAATTCCGGGATTATAGATGAAAACTGAAGATAAACAATATCGATATCATTGTGGAAGATGTGGTAAATGTTTTTTTGGATCTATTCCTGAAAATAACATTGAAAAAATATTCTCACAAAATGCATTGTGCCATGACTGCGCAAAAGAAGTTGCGGAAGAAATAAATTTATTCGGAATACGGTGCTCATGAAAACTACTGAAGAAATAGAAGAATTAATCTCTAATCAAGAAGAGATTCCTGTTGAATTTGACAAGATATTCTGGGATAATTTTTGGGGGTTATTGGCGTGAAAACTGAAGAAATATTAAACGAGAACTCAACCTGTTCTATCAATGGAAGTATAATAGTAACTTCCTATACCACACAATGGAGGAAACCTTTAACAAAAGAACAAATTACAAATGCTGTAGCTCAAGCATGGTGTCATCCAAAGAATGAGCATAAAATAATGGATTCTGATTTAGCCATGGTTATTGTTGATAATATTTTAGAAGCACAAAAAACAGAGGTTAAACACTAAATGACACCACAAGATATTTTAAAAGAACGAGAAAAGACTCATGGGGATTTTAAAGAAGCATCAGAGACGCATTACAAGACAAAGGCATTGTTGCGGCCAGTGATGGAGAAAAACAGGGTTCCACTACATAGAATCGAGGCTATAGAGGCTATTATTGCGAAGATAAACAGAATCGTGCACGGTGATCATAATCATGCTGACCACTGGGATGATATCGCAGGATATGCGATGTTGGGGAAGGGGGAAAATAAAGCAGATGCGCTTTTCAAGAAAGAATGGTTTAAAACAGAGTCGTGCGATCATAACAATGAACAGGCTACTAAAGATAAGATATGTTATGCCCAGCGCCTTTCGATTATTTATTCTAATTTTTGTGAAGAAACTAAAGAGTGTCGTTGTCAAAAATGTATGCCTAAATGTCTTGAATGCGGAGAAGATAATGGACCTTGGAAGTATATTGTTCCACGTGAAACCCAAGGGGGGCAGTCGGCATCAAATAACATTTATTGTGGTATAGACTTTCATAAGCTATTTGGCGATAAAGCGGATGAATTTATGTCTGTGTTTATGATATGCCAATTAAGAGAGTTAAGCCCTGCATTTGATAAATTCATGGAAGATAATCCAGAATATGACCAATATCATCAAAGCACCGATACAAAAGATTAGGCGTAAAGGTCCCAATGGAGAATTTACGATTCACTGGAATGATGTAAAGGAAACTATCGAAAGGCGCATATGCGCTAATTTAGATATAGATGGAAATTTTATATTGCACCAATGCTTTCATATTTTTGGCTGGTCTGAGACTATATCATCTGATGATGCTAATGAATTCTGGAACGCTGACTATATGGTTATGCTAACTTTACCTGAGACAGGAGAAGTTAGGATGTTTGAACTCAAGAGATTAATACCTGAATTGGAGTGTTTGTGATGGGTGATTTGTTTATTGAAGCTATAAAGGTAATTTTAATTGTGTTAGATGCTTCATTTTTTGGGGAGCTGATGTTAGGTTGTTTAATCTATAATGCTAAATATGACCACACTTTGGCTGGTTGGCAGTCAATGTTGTTAGGCGTTTTATCAATACCCATCTGTGGTATAGCTGCTGTTTTAGTTGTGATTTTAATAGGTAAAATATAATTATAATGATTGACGATGTACAAAAAAAATGTGATAATGAACTTGCCAATTCCTGGGAATTAGGCCACGAAGCACAAAATACCGAATGGGATTACCATTCTACTGAAAATAAGCCTATACAAAAACCTCCAGTTACATCTGTTATTTGGGGGTATGTAGCAAATGAAATGGAGCAATAAAAATGACCAAATTAACCACTAAACAACGCAAGAAACTACATAAATCTGAGTTTGCGGGGCCAGATAAGAGCTATCCCATACCCGACCGTAGTCATGCCGCTAACGCAAAAGCAAGAGCGTCCCAAGCAGTAAATGCCGGCAGAATGTCAAAATCACAAGAAGAAAAAATAGATGCTAAAGCCGATAAGGTATTGGGTGAGAAGCATAGTAAGAAAGAAGAGATGAAAGAGTCTAAGGCTCATAAATCCATGGAGATGAAAGTTGGTAAAAAAGCCATGTCTGATGAGAAAAAGGAAAAGAAGAAGACTGAGCGTCGTAAAAAGGAGATGAAATAATGGGTTATATTAATATGGCGGGCATACCGATATTTAAGGATGCTCAAACAATTATGAATGAACTAAGAGAGATAAAAAATGCCAAAAGGTCAAGAAAGAAAAGAAAGCAAAGGGAAGCCCAAGAAGGATAAGAAGAAGGATAATAAAGATTGTCCTTAAATCTCGTGTAGCCATATTTTTAATGCAAGCCATCCTCTGGGTAAAGTCACTGCCTGGTTAAATGAGGATGGTTTGTTCCTTTTTAAGTAAAAGTTAATGGTCTTTTGACAAAAGATGGGCTTAATTCAAAATCTTCTGGTGAAGCAGACTTTGCCGCTCTGAATAATTTATATTTATCTCCGTATTGTATTTCCTTGATACTGTCTTGATGTATATTAAAAACAATAGATTGGAAGTGTTGGTTTAAAAGAGGCAATGTGTTTTTAAATTTATTATGTAGTTCGTACATTTGGCCTAGTGATAGGTTGATATCATGATATAATACATCTTTTGCTGTTAGTTCTGGTATTGATATAATAAAGCACGCTATCTTAATTACATTCCACAGCATTTTTATATTTTGCGGGGAGTATTCAAACTTGCCATCTTCTTTATTTTTTAAAGGTTTATATAATTTAAGATTATCTAACACCGATATAAATTCTTGTATTTTTTCTATTAGATTATCTTTTTTCATATTCTCTTCAAATAGATAATAATCAAAACTTCGATCTGGTTGATTCTCAATATAATGAGTATGCATTTCTTCTAATGCTGTGTTGTATGCTTCTATATATAACATTTTATTTCTCCTGTTTTATAACATTTTTTGCCAATTTTCCCGAGATATTTTCTCAATTTTTATTCTATTTTGTGTATGTCATCAAATATAACCGCGTCTGCAAATTTACCAGTAAGTTCAGATGATGTGGAATAAATAACAGCGGTGATATCCGGCTGGGCATCGAACCATTTGTGAGCAGGAGATTTATCATTATAAAACCCTTCCAGACTTATGCCATGATAATCTCCTGTATATTCTTCGCATATTTCAACTAACTGTTCCAAGGTAATTAGTACTTTTTTTGTCATTTATTTCTCCTGTAAACTGACTAAATATTCTAGTTTTCTCATAAAATTTATTCTTTCTTTATCAAAACATAGTTTCACCTCATTAATAGGGGGCATAAAAAATTCTTTTGGAATGACCCAATTTAGGAGAGAATATAAATTATCTGATAATTCGTTAATCGTCACTTTATTTGGCATTTTGCATTCATCACAAAATTTACAATAATCTTCATAAATAATCCCGTCTTTTTCTACGATCCAGTCTATAGCGAATTCATCATCACTGGCATACCATCCTGATAAGCTATATAAATATTTATTACCATTTTTTTGTTTTTTAAAAATATATTTATGTTGCGGCGTTTTTTCTCGCCACAGTTCACCGCCATCCAAAATCATTTTAATTGCTTCTCTAAATTTCATTTCTGCTCCTTGTATTGTTTTATGGCGTCCTCAAGCTTTTGTCTTGCATGCACAATATCTAAATAAGCTTGTGCCGACTCTGTTGGTTCAGTAATATTTTCATAATAAGCTACTCTCCGAGCAAATTTACATATTAAAACTCTTATTTTTTCAATCGTCATTTTTGCTCCTTATACTGTTTAATAGCTTCTATTAGATTTGACCTAGCATCCCTCCAATTACAAAGGAGTTCATAGTCGCCAGTACGGCAGAAATCTGTATTTTCTCCATACAATCTTTTTGATGCCTCCACTATTAATCTTGATTCTGTAATTCTAACTATTGATTCATGATATAAGCTTATTAATTTTAATATTTCTTCAAATGTCATTTTCCTCTCCATTAGCTGGTTGTCTATGAGTATAACACCAATGAGTTACTATATTTCTATTATCAGCATATATAGAGTATGCATCACTATTTTCTAACGCATGAAATGCATGGTGATCCATAGATCCATCATCTTCTACCCATTCATCTTTATAAGAACGATAGGCATATACTATTTGTCCATTCGCTCTTTTAGCCCATATACGCACATCAATTTTCGGTAAAGTAGCATGGTCATTTTCATCTATCTTTATCCATTTATTTTGCATAGAGATTTGTTCTAAGAACCAATCTTCACATAATTTACTTGGACTTCCAAAATATGGGTTAGCCGCTTTATTGCATAAATCCATTAACTCATTTAAGCTAATCAGTACTTTTATCATATTAAATCCTATGTTATACTATCTTTTCACCACTATGTTGTTGTGGCCGCAGGTAAGTCAACACCAGCTGCGGTTCCTGCATAGTGGTGATTATGCCTATAATCGCCCTTTACCCTTAAGCTGACTACCATTTACCGTTACCATTACGTGCCTATTTGGAAAGCATCCTTGTGTATCTTCAAATCCCCTGCAAAATTGCCTAACATCTTTTATCTCATCGTCCGTTAAATCTTCATCCTTTAAGTCCACGTAAATAGTGCTTCCATTAGAATAATTGCCAGTTCTTACGGATGCTTTTATACCATTTAGATTTAAATTATCCCTAAGATGAGCGGCTACCTCTTTAGAACTTACCGTTTTATCAAACCCAAGCATCATAATTTCTTTCATCTTCCCATCTCATTCATCTATAATTACCATTATCTATCAATCTCAACAATCTTACCTTTAAGCATAATTCGCGTTCTATTCCATTTTTCTGTAGCTTCAATATATTCTATGTATTCATCCGCAACAGATTGGCGCTCTATTGTAGGACCATTAGCACCACAATCTAAACATTTACAATAAAAATGAGTAGCAGGCTGATTGGCATACGCTGGATATACATTAACCCCTGCGCAAAATGGACACGGTTTTATTTTTATCATTTCTTTACTCATATATAATCACCCCAATATTTGGCCAATATTCACATCTTTTTTCGATGATA